CCAGATGCCTGCGTGCATGCGCCAGATCATGAGACACCGTTTCCAGCAGGTGCGCCGTGGAACTCTCCACATGGTCGGAGCCCCCAGCCCTCACCTTCCCCCGCGACACAGGAACCAGGTCAATCACCGGCCGGGACTTCGCCGCGGGTGCAGCGTCCAGCTTCGGCAGGCCAGGCTGCTGCGGCTCCGACGGCACCGCTGTGCCCGGGGGCTGCAACTGCACCGACAGCAGCCCCGTGTGCTTCAGCAAGCTCATGTCGTTGTTAGCAACGGCCTTGATAACCGAGTCCGGCTCGAAGCCTTCCCGTACCAGTGTGGTGATCGTGGAAGCTTGCGACTGCGCCACCGCGGCGATGTCCTGCTCGTCTGCACGCATGAACGGCACACGTGCGTCGAACCACAGATTTGCCCCCGGTGGCACCGTCATGATGGATTCCAGCGCCGAGCACGCACACATCCACAGGTGGTACATGGTGCCGTCGGAGAACCGCCTCCGGGCCGAGTTGAAGTTCCCCGCGTTCAGCGACGATCCCTGAAGTCCCTCGGAGAAGCCCACCCAGGACGGCGGGACACCCGCTGCGGCGGCCAGGCGGGATTCGCCTTTACCTTGCGTCGCGGCGAAGTCGAGCTGCTGGAAATCCTTCCCGACCGTGACCGGGTCAGCGCCACCACCCAGATAGAGGGTCTTGTACGCATTGAACGCGCCCTTGTGTTCCTCCTCCATCAGGGCCTTGAACTTTGTCACCATGTCGATCGGGATGGTGGGGTCGAACTTGATCGCCAAGTTCGGGGTTGCGGCGTTCTGGAAAAACCTGGCCTTGTGCTCCACGGCCAGGGAGTCGCCCTGCACTTCGCGGATACACGCGGTCAGCCACGACATGCCCAGGAACTGGAAGTTCGGGTCCGGCTGCGAGGCGTAATGCGCAACCTCGTTCGGGAGGAAAAACTTCGCCCGGCCAGACCGCGGCCAGTACGCATACCCGGCGACTTCCACATCTTCGGCGTCCATGGGAAAGTCGGCGTCAAGCTGAGAACCGAGGATGATCGTCACCAGGTCCGGGCGGAGCCTGGCCAGCCGGTCACCGCGGGGCCGGACAATGTAGGAGTTCCCGGCGATGGAGTTGTCAATTTCCATCCGGGCGAGCAGGTCAGCGGTCAGCCCACCGGGCCACGGGTGTTCCAGCACCGACAAGTCCGGGGAACCGAACAGGTCGCCGGGATCGGAGCCCTTGAACCGGGTCCACTGGAACCTGATCTGGGAGAACGCCTGCATCCTCGCCTGCACCAGCGCGAACACAGCGGTGTTGCCGTGATGAGCGGCGATGGTGGAGCCGACAATGCGCTCCTCCTTGACGTTGCCCATCGTGGTTTGGATGAGCGGGTACGTCAGGCCACCGAACTCGAACAGCGCCGACCATTCGTCCACGTTCAGGGACATGTCACGCTGAGACGGCGCGGGAGAGTTCCGCCTGGCCATCTTCGCGTTGACGCGCTCCAGAACGCCCATAACGGGTTACCCTCCGGTGTTACGTGCGGCCTTCATTTCACGCAAGGTTTTGGTGTCGGCACGTGCGGCGGCCCACCCATCAGCGAACGACAAGGCAACCCACACCGCAGCGAACCACACCACGGTGAACGCCTTCGCGATCACCCAGCCGAAAGCGAAAAGTATCACCGCCAGAAGCCGGGCAACAGTCTCGATGAAACTGACTTCACGGGCACGGGCAGTGACGTCTTCAGGGTCCACCCGTTCCAGAAAGGCGGTCATTGAGGTCATAGAAGCATGCTAGGCCCTGCCAGGCGTTTAAGAGCGCCCAGCAGGGCCTAGCCGCGGGACAGCGAAGCTAACAGGCCACGCCGGAATGCTTCACCGTGTCGTAAGGGTTCATGTGCGACCCGCCGGTCGGCGGGCTGTGCGACATGGCGTCATAGCTGACACCGGATACGGTGCCAACCTGGGTGTCAGCGGTTGCCTGCCCGGCAAGCCAGGCAGCGTCACCGTTCGGGTCGGAGTGCGGGCCGATCTGCCCCAGTTCGCCCATCGGGTCAGGCATTGGAACCTCCAGTTGCGGGTCAGGTTCAGCCTACGCGCATTGAATCGCCGTTGCGATAACGGTTCTTCAGTTGCAGTGCCTTCGCCAGAAACGCCGCGGACTCTTCCAGGGTCACGCCGGTGCTGTTCGACTGAAACAACAGCTTGCGAATCTTGATCGCCGTCAGAATGTCCTGCCGGGTGAGGACCATGACTACCTCATTGAAGGAAGAAGGGCTCAGGAGGATTCTTCTCGCCGAAGGTTACCAGGCCGTGCAACGCCAATGTCACTGCCACCAGCGGACATATGTCATACCCAGGCGCAGCATCCCAAGCCCACGCTTGCGCGACCGGCCGGGACCGTGCGCCTTCCACCGCAGTGTTCAACGGTATCTGCGACGGGTGCCCCAGGCCGCCGTTCGTCACCATGTTGGTGAAGTCCCCACAGCTTTGCGCGTACGCCCTGGACGTGGTCAGCACCAGACGGTGCTTACCGAAGGGTGTGGGCTTGTCGTCAGCGAGGGTGATGAGGCCACGGTTCCGGAAGTGCTGTTCGAACGCGCCAGCCGGCCCTGATGGGTTCAGCACCACCGCCACGGGGTTCCGCCGTTCGACGATGCCCATGACCCGGTCCATCACCCAGCCCGTCCCGGGCAAATGCTCGACAAGTTCCACGTGCGGCAGCCCGTCGTCCCTCCACGTGGCAATACCGATAGCCGACACCGCAGAGTCAGGCGACACATCCACACCGACGGCGATCACCCGTGCCATACCGGGATTCGAGCCACCGAGTCCGTGCCAAAGCTGCAACGACAGCGGAGCGGCGCCCTCCTCAGGCAAGTCCCACCAGCCCATTCGTTCCCGGCAGAACTCCGACACAGGCAGTGCGCGCCTTTCGGCCTTAATGTACTCAAAACTGAGCCCGGTCCCGTTGGAGCGGCGCTTCCCCAGGGCCGGGTTCGCCATCGCCCAAAGATCCGGTTTGTCGCAACCGCAGCCGACAGCGTTTTTCGCGTGAGTGCACCGGTCACCAGCGTCACAGGCCATCACCGGATCAGGGGCGCACCATTCCAGGTAGGCAAGGGTGGGTTCACCGCCGGCTCTGCCCCGGTCACGGACGTCCCGCAGCACCTCGGAGTCAGCCATCCCCGCGGAAGAGCCGTACAGCACCTGAGGGTCAGGTTGCGCTGAAAGCGTCGGCAGCAACGCGCCCATGTGACCGGGCTTCAGGAACATGCCTTCGTCGAGAACCACCTTGTTACCGGACAGGCCACGGCCACCACCCTTGGTCCTGGTGCGGAAAATAACCCGTGCGCCTTTAGTGGTTTCAATGGCTTCTTCACCGTGGTTCCGGACCACCTTTTTGACCTTGCCGCGTAGCAGGTCTGAGTTGGTGACCAGGTCCACCATCAGGCGGAAGACTTCCATGGCGGTACCGAACTCATGCGCTGAATAAACCACCAGGCGTTCGTGGAAATGGAACACCCAGCCGTTTATGGTCATGATTTCCAGGGCGGTTTTAATGTTCTGCCGACCGCACACCACACCAATTTCAAAGGCCGCTGATCTTCCTAGCGCACGCTTAGCGAAAATGGCGTCCAGGGCGAGCCTTTGTTCTGGGTCTGGTGCGAAATTGGCACCAGCGTTCAGATCAGCGACCTCGTCGCCGTAGGTAACCCTGTACTTGGGCACCCACAGATGCGTGGGGCTGGTCAGCCCTTGCACTATTCGCCCAGTTCCCTGAGCCTGGCGTCTTTCGCTGCCCTGCGGCTGGCCAGGTCATCCAGCAGGTCCAGGGGCTTGTCCGGTTCGACGCCAAACTTCGCGTCCAGGCCGATCAGGGACGCCCTGCGTTCCCCGATGCGGAGCAGGGTCTGGGATGCCTTGATGGCGAGACTGGGGTCACCGCCACGTCCGCAAGCACCGCACCGGCCACCTTGGCTGCCTCGCAGGACCGTTTCCATGATTCGCTGGATGGCGTCGAGACGCTCCACCTCAAGGCCAATTTGCAGCGACCGGACCCCGTCACCGGAGTTTTTCCGTTCATTGAGCGCCGCGTGGATATCTTCGGTGATCGCCGAAGCCGCACGGGGGGGTGCGCCGGTTTCTTCGGCTTCCTGCCTTGCGATTTGTGCGGGAGACAGGCCGGCTGCACGCAGGGATAGGACCCGTGCCCTGCGACGGGACTGCTCATCCTCGGTGGGCTTTGATTTCCGTGCTGCCATGATGCCTCCTTCCATGCGGCATACGCAGTGTAACCTGGTGGTATGGTGTGGTATACTTGAAGTAGGGAATGAACCACACCAAGCCCCAAGGGACACACCATGCTCCGCCCCGAGGACTACCAGCTTTCCATGCGAGTCAGCGCCCGTGCTAAAGACGACCGACCTGACCTGCGGACCCTGCTCATCCACCGGCTCCGCCCCGCACCGAAAGCGATCCTGCGGCTTTCCAACAGCCGGGACCTGGCCACCGCGGACATGGACCGTTACGGCGCGTACTGCGAACCGTGCCGGGAGTGGACCAGGCGGCCAGACTGGGCCGACGACTGGGAGTGCCCCCTATGTGGCACCTTGTACCGGATCGAGTTCGCGGTGTTCTCCGCCGTATAGAAGGAGGAACGAATGCCTGAAGACATAAAGGAACGCCTGGATCGCGAATATCACGCTCTGATCGACGCCCTCCAGGCCGCAGCCGACAGTGACAGCAACGATGCCAAGCTTGCAGCCGGGCAAAACTGCGCATGGCTACTTAGCAGATACCACGCCTACGTCGGCGGGCTGCCCGCACCCGTGTTCACCCGGGAAGAGATCAGCCAGGCCCTGAACTGGGCCGCGGACGAAGCGCAGGACATCATCAACCCCGAAGGTGGCGAATCAAGCGACACCATCGAAGCCGACGACATCATCAACCTGGTGGTGAACCTCGCAGGTGAACGCCTCGACGGCGCCGAAACCGCCGCGGACGCGGTCAGTGATGCGTACGGCGGTGAAAACATCCAGGAGTGGCACGGCTGGAAGATCGAAGGCTGGCCCGAGGAAGACGACGACAGTGACTGACCTTCCCACCTACGCGGTAACCCTGTGGCAGCCGTGGGCCTGGGCGGTGATCTTCGGCAAGAAAAACATCGAAAACCGGTCCCGGCGGATCAGCCCCTGCAACCTGCTCATCCACGCCGGGCTTGCCTACGACAACGACGCCGTGGACATGATCCTGGAACTGACCGGCCGGAAACGGCTACCGGAACTCGCGACCCGTGGCGGGTTCATCATCGGGCAAGTTACTGTTACCGACGCAACCTTCGGCAAACAGGACACGGACAGTCCGTGGGCGTTCGACAACACCTGGCACTGGCACTTGAAGAACCCCCGCCGGGCTGACCCATTCATCACCTGCCGCGGCTACCCCTCCCTCTGGCGCCCACCGTCAGGATGGGAGAAGTCATTTGCCCGGCCACGACCGCGAAAGCGTGCGCCATGAGACTCATACACAACCTGACCCACCAGCACATGATGGGCGCCAAGGACGGCCTTGGTGAGTTCATCTCCTGCGGCTGGCGGTTCTCGCCAAACGTGCACGTCTTGTACCGCCCGGACCTCCCCGGCTCAGACTGGCACGAGGTCGAAGACATCGACACCATGAAGAAGATCATGTCGGCGGACGACTCGCACGCGGCGATGGCCCTCCTGCGCAGCAGCGGGGGGTAGCCGTGGGAAACATCTTCCGTTGCAGTAAGCACAGCAAAGAAGCCTTCACATCGAAGCAGCGTGCACTGGACCGCCTAGACGAAGTACTCGCCGAAGAACGAGCAGGCAGCCAGAAGACACCTCACCGGGTGCATTACGACGACGTTTGCGGGTTCTGGCATTTGACCAGCGAACATCGCCCACGTTCCGTGACAACTGCTGAAGAAAACATCGCCAAACGAAGAGGACGGTTGTAAATGTCGGATAAGCCAGAGATCGTTGAGTACCTGACCCCCGCCGAGGTCGCCACAATGTTCCGCGTGGACCCGAAGACGGTGACCCGGTGGGCGAAGGCAGGGAAGATCGGTTTCATTCGCACCCTTGGCGGTCACCGCAGGTACGCGGCTGCTGAAGTTCAGGAGCTTCTGCGCCGGGAGACCGGCAGCTAGCCATGCGGGTCACCTACACATGGGACCGAACGGACACGCTCCAGGCCACCGCCGAAGTCCCCGACGATTGCCCACCGGAGCGGATCAGTGAGATCGGCATGGCTATCGTCGGGGATGAAGTCCCGCCGGGTGTCACCCTCGTGCAATCAGCGGACTGCATTTTCTGCGGCTCCAGCCAGAACCTCGACTGGACGGTGGAGGAATGAAGGATTACAGCACGACGCCGCGGAACCCTGGCGTCGTGCACCTGATCCCCGGTCACCCTGTCATGCCGATCTGCACCGGTAACGACTGCCCGGTGTGCGACCTGCAAGGCCGGCCATTGCTGCCTACACCGGAAGATACTCAAACGACCTAGTGCCGAGGGAGCGTGGGTCCAGGGCGCGGGCGGTCATACCGCCCCGCCTTGGACCCACGTGCTTCCCGGTGCCGAGCTGCCTCGACCGGACGGTGGACTTCCACCGTGGTGACGCCACGAAGTAGTGCACCAGCCCCGGGTGGGCGGTGACGAACCGGTACCGGTAACCACGGTCGGCGAGGTATTGGCCCTGCCATTCGGACAACCGGGTCGCGATACCCAGGCCCTGCCAGTCCGGCAGCACAACCACCCGGTGCGCCATCATGATGTCCCGCACCTTCGGGTGGGGGAAATGCCGGTATGAGCTGAACGCGACTGGCCTGCCGTCGCAGTACGCGGCGAAACATTTCGCTGTGGTGTGAAGGGAGGCGCTCAGATAGTGATGACGTGCAAACACTCGCCAGAGGGAGCGGTCACAGGCATGAACTTCGAGTTTGAGTGGTGGGTGGCGTTGAACCCGCCTCCACGCGAAATCGCGGGCGGAAACATCGTACGCCCAGTCTGGCTGAAGCCACTTCTCGACATCGTAATGACAGGTAACAGCGACCAGTTGGCGGTTTGCCTTCCGCACCGTCTTCTGCACCGTGTGGGATGCCACTTTTGCAACCTGGCGGTCAACTACGGATGTGAACTCGTCGAGTACCACAAGCCCGTTGGTTTCGGCGAGGGCACGGGCGACGGTGGCGCGGAACTGTTCACCATTGGACAGGGTCCGGTAGGGCCGCATCCACGCCGGGGGGGAACCGAACCCCACCGACGACAGCAGCCCGGTGACGTCCCGGACGCCCATCCCTTCGGGGAACCCGTCGATGACGGCGTCGTCGGTGGGCCAGTCGTAGGTTGCTGCGACCTGGCCTGGCCACAGGTGCTGCGCCAGCAGGGTCTTACCGGCACCCGACGGGCCGTGGATCAGCCCAATGTTCCACGGGTTTTCTTCTACCGGCAGGTCGTGGTCCCACGTCAGCGTCAGCTTGTCTTCCAGCGGCACATCGAACAGCCCAGACATTTGCCGGACCCGTGGTGTCAGGTGAACCGGTGAGGAAACTGAGATGTGGGCCTTCATGTCACTCCTGATGGCAGTTGCACACGCAAGGGGCATCGCAGAACTTGCACCGCGAGGGCTTCTTCACCCATGTTTCGCCGCCGTCAGCACGCCCGGTCTCACTGCGGCAGTACTCATGAAGACCGTGCAGACATGAAGTGGATAGGTAAACGTGATCTTTCACGCCACCTCCAGTGGCTGGGTTGGTGCCCTAAACATCATCACCCGCGTTGGCTATGCGGGTACTGCCAGGAGGAACTACGTCATGAGCGCGCGAACGCTGAGTCCCTGGGTGGAGAGCGTTTCGAGGAGGCGAAGCTGCTCGTCCTCCGTGCCGCACTCAACGATGATGCCCCACCGCATTCCGGCTTCCTCACCGTCACCGAGTTCGTCGGGGAGAGGCGGGTCGATCATTCGTTCGACTTCCGATGTGCTCCAGCCCGTCCCCTCGTAGTCGCCGTCGAAGTAGGACAGCAGTTGAACGAGGGCGTCCTTGTCGTCAGTCGCCAGATCGCTGATCCGGTTGTCGGCGACGTTGATCCGGGTTGCCTCCTCGTCGCTGCATTTGAGGAGGGCGCAGTCCGCTTCGGTGAAACCTTCAGCTTCCATGGCATCAGCGGTGCCGTTGCCAGCAAGTATCACCATCGTGTCGTCGTCCAGTACGCGGACAACCAGTGGGCGGTACTGCCCGAGCCTGCGCACCGACGCCCTGATCTGGTCGTCCGCGTGGATGCGGGCGTTGCCGGGGAACCGGGTCAGGGTGGCTAGCTTCAGGTGTTTCTCTCCAAGGCGTTCCACGTCTGGGAGTCTACAAACAGGAGGGGTGCCTACGTGGCCGCCCGTGGTAGTAGTGTAGGCCGGATGTGCGCCTGTCATGATCCCGTCGTGTTCGGCCACCGGTGCAAGAACGAAGACACCGGTGGCTGCTATAGCAGCCCAGACGCCGTCCAGGATGCCCTAGATATGCTCGATGTCATCAAAGACGTACTCATGGGACTGCGAACATGAAAAAGTGGCCAATCCCCACCACTCTGGTAACCGTCGCCGGTGTCGCCATCTGGTGGGATAACGGCGGCCAGTCCTGGGCGGCCCACCAAACCGGCACCTACTGCGGCGCCACCGGCACGCAGTACTGCTACTGGTCAGGATTTGGCAGTGTCATGCCCTGGGTGCTGCTCACCATGGGCGGTATCTTCGCCGGCATCATCGGCGGCCTGCGCGCCATCAACTGCCACGAAAAAGGCTGCCCCCTGATCGGCAGGTACCCCATCGCCGACGGCCGGTTCAAGTACTGCGGCAAACACCACCCGGACTGGAAGGGCAAGCACCCGCCGCGGGAACACATCCTCGGTTTGCATCGCGCCCACCGCGAACAAGCCGGGCTGCTCAACGAAATCCACAAGCACGTAACTGCGACATCCCCCGGCGCGGGTGACTTCCCGCCAAGAGAGCGAGACAGCGATGGGCCAGCGTGAAGACGCCGACAGGCCGTTTGGTGGTAACGGGTCCAGGTACCAGAACTGGCTTGGCCGTCCGGCGCATTGGTGGAACATCAGTTTCGACACCCACAGCCGGGCGCAGCGCATGTCGCAGGGCTGTCTTCGTGTGTTCTACCTTGTGGTGATCTTCTGGGTCGTCGTTGCGACCATTATAGCCGTCATAAGGGCACATTAGGCTGTCGATTTGACGGGACCATACGTCGAAGGTACAATGGAGGTATGACAGCAACCCAGACCGCCAAGGTCAACCTCACCAGCAAGCCCCGCACCCTCCGCAAGGTCACGGTGAATTTCGTGCCCCGTTCCTGGACCGCGGTCAAGACCGCGGCTACGGTCTTCGAACTCTCCCAGAGCGAAACGATCAACAAGGGCGCCGCGCTAATCGGCGAAGCCGCCGATGCGGTCGCCAACGGCGGCGGCCTGTACATCCGGCGCCACGAAGGCGCCAAGATCGAGCGGGTCACACTGCTCTGACCAGCCGACAAGTCCGGCCGTCCCAACCCCTCCCACCCCCGCCCAATCCCCGCGACCATCCAGTAGACCTCCCCGGCCCCCGCCCAACCCGGCGGGGGCCGGGGTCAAACAGAGTGACAGTCATGAAACAGGCCACCCGCCGCTACCTAGACGAGGAAGTCATAGCCATGAGGGACACCGGCGTCCTTCCCGAAGACCGCTTCGCCCCAGGCTCGCTGGAGCGGGCGGTTTTGCTCGATGAAACTATTACCTGGGCTCCGTACACCACCCAGTCCCGGCATCGCTGCTGTGAACACCCACCCGGGTGCCACCACTGGTCAGGGTGCCACCACTGCCCATGCGTGGTCGCGTGGGCAGGTGAACATGACTGACTACGGCGACCTGCGCGTCGGCGAACCCCAAGAGTTCCCCACCACAGCGTTCCGGGTGAACGGCATCTGCGACCACTGCCACACTGTCATCTGGGGATGCGCGCTCACCGCCGCCGCCGCCGTCGGGAGACTGAAACGGCACTACCGTGCGCACGTGAAATCCGGGCACAGCAAAGCCCCAGGACAGGAAAGGTGGGTCACCGATGCCACCGACCAGTGAGGCAGTAAGAACCGCGTATTCGCTGTTCGACGCCGAACCCCAGGGGGTATGGCTAACAGCGAACGTTCACACCATCAACACCATGAAGTACTACCTCGGCGTGTTCGTCCGCGACGGCGACGAAGGCGCCCTGACCCGTGGCGTGTCACACAGTTACAAACTCGCACAGGTCCCCGGGATAGTGGCCCGGATCAAACGGATCGCCGCGAGCGCCCAGTGAGACCGCGGGTGGAGATGGCGCTCTGGTGCGCGGGGATTGTTGCCGTCGTGGCCGGGCTGGTCATGGGCGGTATCGTGTTGCACCGCGCTCTTACCGGCCAGTCTCAGCACGAGGTGCGGCACTCGCTGCGGCACGTGTGCAACGAAAACCCCGTGTACTGCTGAAGGAGTCTGATGATCCAGGATCACAAGGGGCATGCATCGCCGCGGTGGGCGTTCTTCGACGGCTTCCAGGTCAGGAAGGGCAACGGGCCGTTCCTCGACCGGTTGCGGCTCTTCCAGACTCCATGGCTGAGTGTTTTCCTCCATCGCATCCACCAGCCCGACGTGGATCGCGACCCGCACGACCACCCGTGGCCGTTCGTGTCGGTGATCCTGTCAGGAGACTACGAGGAGCGCGTCTGGGCAGGTAAAGGCAGGCGGCGGAACGACCTGCATAGCATGGCTTTTCAGCGGAACCGTGGCTCGGTGCATGTGATGTCGCGGAAACGGGCGCACAAGATCACCGAGGTGCGGGGGCAGCTTTGGACGCTGGTGATCACCGGGCGGAGGAGCCGCAACTGGGGGTTCTGGACCGCGGACGGACTCGTGCCCTGGCGTGACTATCTCGGCGGGGCGCCGTCTGAGGAGAAGGCCCTTTGGGGATAATCACAGTATGTGAGGCCCCGGCCTCTCCCCCCCTCGCCGGGGTCTCACCCCCCGTTTTCTTATGCCTTAGTGTCAGATACATGAGTAAAGCGAACGCCTTCACCTCGGGGGGCACAGCAGCGGTCCAGTTTTTCGTCGCGGCGCAAAGCGGTTTCGTGCGCGTGTCCGGCCAGGAGGTTTATGTCCAGGCCAACGTTCACGCGGTGCCGAGCACCAGCCCGCTGTACCTGGCCGCACCGCAGTTGTTCGTGCCGATGGTGGTCACCACCTGGCCCTGACCTTAGGTGGTATACTAGACTGCATGACTACCGCCGATGACAACTGGGAAGACTACGAGTCGAACTTCCTGTTCCCGCCTTTGGATGGACCGCAATGCACCTGCGCCCACGACGCCACCAGCCACGGCTACTCCAACTGCGAAATCACCGGCTGTAACTGTCCTGCCTACTGGGAACACGCATGAGGAAGAAGAAGCGCAAGAAGCCCCAGAAGACCGCCGAAGCCGCCATACGGAAGGCAGGCGGACGGAAGATCGCACCCAGAACATTCAGTGCAGTAGGCGCCGTCAAGAAACTCAGGAAAGGCAAGAAGTGAGCCGCAGTGACGACATCCTCGCTGTGCTCCGTGAACGCCCAAGAGATTCCCGCGAAGTCGCCCTCGCCCTGGGCATCGGTGGTTCCCGGGCCGGCGCAGCGAACATCGCCGGGACGCTCCGGCGGATGGAAACCCGCGGCATAGTGCAACGCAGACAAAGAACCGGACACGACACCTGGATCTGGGAGCCTAAATGAATAAGGCAAAGACGAAGCGTATCCGTCACATTTTCATCCTCGACCGCAGCGGCTCGATGCTTGACATCGCCGACCCGGGGTCGCAGCAGACCAAGGCCGCTGTGGCGACAGCAGGTATCGAAGGTTACGTCGATGAGCAGCAGGGCGATGGCGTCA